TATACTCCTGAAGATAAGGATAAGGCTGAACACGGGCTAACTTTGAGAAGGTTAGAAGATGTAACCTTTTTGAAAAGAAAGTTTCGATTTTTCAGAGGTCGTTGGATAGCGCCTTTGGATCTCGGAACAATCATGGATATTCCTAATTGGACTAGAGATGGTCCGAATATCTATGCTGATACAGAGTCTAACGTTCAAGTTGCTCTTGAAGAGCTCACCCTTCATGGGAGAGATGTTTTTGAGGAGCTTGGCGGAAGACTTATTCAAGCAGTGCGTGATACACACGGCTTGTCTGAGCCTGAATGTACGTCTTTCGATGTTCTGTATCAAAAGGTAATTCACAGAGATGGAGATCGAAGTGAATACCGAAGCATCATCCCTGGTTACGGCGTTACTGGTGGCAAAAAGGCGGAACCACAAATTGGTAGCGAACGCTCTGATGATGAACAGGCTGCGGTATTTACCGTTACTTCCAGGATGGCCTGCTGGCAGCCCCAGCTAAATCCAGGATCCCGCAAACCTCACGTTCGCCTAATTCAGCGTCGTGTTGTAAATCGAATTGCTACAACAAATACAAATCCCGCACTTGGAAATGACAATCGGCTCACCGTTTCCCGACTCGAGGCTCAGGATGGCCTAGAGGACAATTCGTCTTCTTCGGTAACTCGAATGGTTTCGGATGCTGATGTGGTGGTTGCAAAGCCACTCATGGAAAGGAAATTAGATAGTTCTCTTGTAGAAAATGCCACGACGGGCAATATGCAGAGCGTTGCTGATTTTCTTTCACGACCGTTGATGATATTTGGAGGCGCATTTGCAACGACTGATATCCCAAACACACCTATTGGAGGTTTTCAATCTCCTCAAGGGCCTCTTGGATTGCCCATCTTCAATGATAAAATCAAAGGAGCTGGAGCTTTTCGAGGCGATTTGCATGTTACTATCAATTTTAATGCAAATCGATTTCAACAGGGCAGATATATGCTTGTTTGGATCCCTACTGGTGGTGCTGTTGGGTATGATGTTTGGGATCGCATGCACAGGGC